AGGGGATTCTGCTGCTGTTGTAGGCCCGGCTCGTTCTCGCATCCGTCAAATTGTAATTTTTGCAAACGCGGCTGGTGCTTTTACGATTAAAAATGGTAGTGCTTCTGGTGAAACTTTAATTACGCAGACTTTTCCTACAGGTATGCACCATCTAAATATTCCAGATGACGGCATTCTTGCTACAAGCGGTGCGTTTGTTTCTGCTTTCACTGGTTCTAGCAACCAATTAACCATTTTCTTGTCGTAGAGACAAAAATGGCTAGTTCCAAAGGGAAGATGCCCCCGCGTAATAAAAAGAATTTCCGCCCCACAAAATCAGGGGCGGGAATGACTAAAGCTGGTGTTGCTGCTTATAGGCGTAAAAACCCCGGCAGCAAACTAAAGACAGCGGTTACAGGTAAAGTAAAGCCCGGAAGCGCAGCAGCAAAGCGCAGAAAGTCTTTTTGCGCTCGTTCTGCTGGTCAAATGAAAAAGTTCCCTAAAGCAGCTAAAAATCCTAATAGCCGTTTACGTCAGGCCAGAAAAAGATGGAAGTGTTAATGACCCCAGAAGATGTTTTGAAGCAATTAGAGAAGCATGAGGCTTCTTGTGACAAACGTTACGCTGATATACAGGACCAACTAAAACGTCTTGATACTAGGCTATGGGGTATTGCTATATTAATTGTTGCAGCGGCTGGTATGGAACAATTGTTCTAATGGCTATGGGCCGTTCACAGATGGGCAAGCAAATTAGTAAGCCCCCTATGAAAAGGAAGAAAAATGCCAAAAGACGCATGTTACCGAAAAGTAAAAGCTCGTTACAGAGTCTTTCCAAGCGCTTACGCAAGCGGCGCTATAGCTAAATGCCGAAAGGTTGGTGCTGCTAATTACGGCACTGGTGGAAAGAAAAAGAAGAAGGCTAAGAAAATGGAAAATGGTGGTTTGGCTACTGTCGAGCCGCAAACAAGAAAGCGTAAAGTAAAAAATCAACCTAAGAATGGTATGATTGCTCGTGGGTGTGGATCTGTATTAGAAGGGAAGAGAAAAGCTACAAGGATTGTATGATACATGTTTTTTTACTGATTGTTTATCTAGGCACTGGTCCCGATAGGCAGCTTATAAGCAATAATATGTATTTTTATTCAATTACGGAGTGTAATTATTTTGCAGCACAAACTGCGAAAAGGTATGGGAATTACACAAGCATTGAGTTGATGGACTCTAAGGATAAAGTCACAGCTTATTGTGTTCCGAAATATATTAAAGAGGGCAGTGTGGAGGTTTACTAATGGATCCCGTGTCCGCAATGGCTACTGCATCAGCAGCGTTTACTGCCATAAAAAAAGGCTTTGCGATAGGGCGTGACATAGAAAGCATGGCATCTGATCTTGGCAGATGGATGGGCGCACTTAGCGACCTAGATATGCTAGAGAAAGAAGCCAAGAACCCTCCAATATTCAAGAAGTTGTTTGCTGGTAAGTCTGTTGAGCAAGAGGCTATGGAAGCTTTTGCAGCCAAACAAAAAGCAGAATCACAACGTAGAGAATTACAACAATGGATTGGCCTTACTATGGGTAAGTCTAAATGGGACCAGCTTATTGCTATGGAAGTGTCAATCAGAAAATCTCGTCAAGAAACTTTGTATCGTCAGAGGCAACGCAGGCAAAAGTTTGTAGAGATTGTCATGTGGATACTTATGATTCTCATTGGCATTGGCTTACTTACTGGTTTTGTTTTGTTTTTAAAAGGAAAAGTTGCAAAAGCAGACCCAGAATACGTTATATGCAGACTAAAAGGTTGTGATATTATAGACGACAAGCGTGTTTGTATATATCATGGTGCTAATAATACTGTTGATAGTGTGTGGCTAGATCCTATTGAATTTTATCCTCGTGAAATTCAATGTAAGTATGAGCCTAACAAGAAGAAGCCGCCGACTGTTCGTGAGACATTTGATGCGATCAGAAAGTCAAGGAAATAAACAATGGCAGTACGCAAGACGAAAAAGGGCTTGGCACTTAAAAGGTGGTTCAAGGAAGATTGGAAGGATGTCAGAACGGGTAAGGCGTGTGGGCGTAAAAAGGGTGAAAAACGGGGTACTCCATATTGTCGTCCCTCTAAAAGAATTTCCAGTAAGACTCCTAAAACAACTAAAGAAATGACTTCAACAGAAAAAAGAAGTCGTGTATCTCAAAAGAAGAGGCTAGGGCAACCAGCAGGTAAGCCTAGAAGGGTGCAATCATTACGGAGAAAGAAAAAGTAGAGAATATTGTAAAGGATTGGATAATGAAGGATCTTGGTGTGGTAGATCCTGAAACTGGATTTGCCCCATGTCCTTATGCTAGAAAAGCATTTAAAGACAACAAATTAAAAGTTGTAGAATGTTTCAATAGACAAGATTTATGGGAGAAGGTTTCTGTAGAGTGTAAGGAATTTAATCCTAAATATTCTGTTATTATATGTGCTGAAGAAGATCCTTCTCAGACATATGATGAAGTTGAAGCTGGCTGCATAGCCATGAATGAATGGTTTGCGTTAAACAAAATGGATGTCTGGCTACTTGCTTTTCAAAAATGGAACTTTACGATGATTTTTGTGCAAAGATTATCAGAGCTTGATGATGCTAGTAAAATCTTAGAAAAAATGGGATACTATGAAAGCTATGAGCCTGATGATTATCTAAATCTCATATTATATCGCAGAGAAAGGAGACATAAAGATGCCGGGTGCTAAGAAAAAAGCAAGACGTATGCGTGGTGGAGGTTCGGTTCAGCCCAAAAAAATGATGGGCGGAGGCGCTGCCAAAAAAGTTTCTCCTCGCAAAGCAATGGCGATGGGAATGAAAAAAGGCGGTGTTGCTGTTAAAAAAATGACGGGTGGAGGGGCGGCTAAAAAAGCTGCGAAAAGACGCCGTAAGGCTAAGAACAACAAGGCTAAGAAGTAATGACCGTATCAGGATCTACAAACTTTGAGCTAGATGTAAGTGATTACATTGAAGAAGCTTTTGAACGTTGTGGTTTGGAGGTCCGAACAGGTTATGACCTAAAGACTGCAAAAAGATCGCTCAATCTGCTGTTTGCGGATTGGGCGAATCGCGGTCTTAATCAATGGACAATTGTACAACGCACACAAACTGTGACGCAGGCTGATGGGAACTACGATCTTGGCGCAGATGTGATTGACGTTTTATCTATGGTTGTTCGTAGAAGTAATACTGATTTGTCAATGAGCAGAATCAGTAGAGATACTTATTTAAGTATACCCAGCAAGACAACTCAAGGAAGGCCCACTCAATTTTTTATTGATAGACAAATCACTCCTATAATAAACATTTGGCCTATTCCAGAGAACAGTACAGATGTTCTGATTTTTGATTGTTTAACGAGAATTGATGACGCTGATACATATACGAATACTATGGAAATTCCTTTCCGTTTTTATCCATGTCTAGCGGCTGGTTTAGCTTATTATCTTGCAATCAAAAGAGCGCCTGATCGTATACAAGTGTTAAAAGCCATATACGATGAAGAATTTGACAGAGCGCAAGCGGAGGATCGTGACAGAGCGTCATTTAGTGTTTCTCCTAACTTGCAATTTTATAGAGTTGGCTAATGGCACGGTTTGCTACAGGCAAAGATGCTTACGGTATATCTGACAGATCAGGATTTCGTTATCGTTTGCGTGAAATGCGTACAGAGTGGAACGGATTTAAAGTCGGTCCTGATGAGTATGAGCCTAAACATCCACAATTAGAGCCTATAAAACATTTTCCTGATGCAGAAGCGTTGCGTGATCCAAGGCCTGATACCAACAATATAATTTCTGTAGATGTTAAATTTCCAACCTTTAACACTACTACATTAGAGTTTATACCGATGCCATTTATGGCTTCTGCTGTAGGATCATTTGTTGTTACAGGAACATCACCGGGATCTCCTACGGTAGTTGCTATAACTGGTGTCGCTGCGACGAGTGCTGTTGGATCTCTTTCAGCTTCAACTATATATTCGACCTTTGACTCGACAAGCGTTACACTGGATTCTAGTAACAAGACTTTTGACGAGGGATAGATGGCAAAGCAAACAGTAGGAATAGGGTCAAGCGCGAATGACGGCACTGGTGATACTCTTCGTGCTGGCGCTGATAAGATAAACGATAACTTTAATGAGATCTACGCCGCGCTTGGGAACAGTTCTAGTGTACTAACTGACATCATAGATGCAAACGGCCTGCTTGATGTAAGTTCAGGCGCTAATAAGATTGTGTTTTACTATGCTGCTTTGAGTGATCTGCCTAGTGCATCTACTTATCACGGCGCGGTGGCTCATGTACATGCCACGGGTGGTCTTTACTTTGCTCATGGCGGCGTTTGGATAAGGCTAAACGATGAAACCACTGGGCCTGTTACTAAGTACACCGCTGGCACTAATGGAAGTTCGGCATATACATTCACTGGTCCGGGTGCAACTTCAGGAGATAACCCAAACTTTACGTTCTATAAGGGTCATACTTACTTGATAGACAACACGGCTAACGTAAGCAGTCATCCTTTGCAGATTAGAACGTCTAACGGTGGTTCTGCCTTTACAACAGGGGTAACAGAGAACTACAACTCAACAACTGGACTGACTCAGTTTATTGTGCCTCACGAGCCAAGTGATACATCTTTGGTGTATCAATGCACCAACCACAGCAGTATGGTTGGGAACATAACGATAGTGTAGGAGGGTCTGATGGCTTTTAACGGAAATTTTTTATGCACCTCCTTTAAGAGTGAACTGTTTCAAGCCGTTCATAATTTTAGCAGTCATACTTTCAAGATAGCCTTGTTTACAAACAGTGCTACTCTTAACGCAAGCACAACAGCTTATTCTTCAACTAATGAGATAAGCGGAACTGGTTATAGTGCAGGCGGAGTTTCTCTTGCAAATGTGAGTGTAAACACTAGTGGCACTACTGCTTTCATAGATTTTGATGATGTATCTATTACTAGTTCTACTATTACAGCAAGAGGGGCTTTAATTTATAATTCCAGTGCTTCTAACAAAGCTGTTGCTGTATATGACTTTGGTTCGGATAAATCATCTTCATCATCGACTTTTACAATTACAGTGCCTACAGCGGATGCTAGTAATGCGATTATAAGGATTGCTTAATGTCTTACACTTACGCACAGTTAAAGACAGCGATACAAGACTACACGGAGAATACTGAAACTTCGTTTGTCACAAATCTTCCTACGTTCATTAAGAACGCAGAACAGCGCATATTCAAGCTTGTTGATTTAGAAGTTTTTCGCAAAAACGCTACAAGCACGTTAAGTCAAAATGACCCTTTTCTTTCTGTTCCGACCGATTACTTAGCATCATTCTCTTTATCTATAACAAATTCTAGTTCAAAAGAGTTTTTGCTTCAAAAAGATGTTAACTTCTTGCAAGAATTTCATCCTAATTCATCTACAACAGGAACACCAAAATACTACGCTTTTTTTGACATAGATAATTTCATTATCGCTCCAACTCCTGATTCAAATTATGCAGTAGAACTTCATTATTATTACTTGCCAGCTTCATTAACTGCTGGAGCGGATTCAGGTCTGACTTGGCTTAGTGATAATGCTCCAAATGCACTTCTTTACGGTTCTCTTGTTGAAGCATATACTTACATGAAGGGTGAGCAAGATCTAATGAATGTCTATGAAAAGCAGTTTCAAGAAGCTTTGAGTAGAATTAAGGATCTGGCAGAGGCCAGAGAAAACAGCGATGCGTATCGCAG